ATTTACTATCAATTTGTCGGTTTCGATCATTTCTTTAATTACAGAGCAACCCGCTTTTTTGACCTGACTGCTCATCTTAATTCCGCTGTAGGTTCTACCGCCGCCAAATCCCTCTCCTACTCTTTGCCCTTTTTTACCTTTTATAGAGATACTAATGACATTTTCGTACTCAAGTTCGTCCCTGAGAATGTCTGCCACCTGTTGACCTGTGTCGTTGATCTCAACCAAAATGTAAGATTCGTTATACTTACTGCAAATGGATTTGATAACATTTGGAAAAACTGGAATTGGTATTGTATTGTTTCTATATTTGGCAACTACTTTGTATGGCATCGATGTCGCATCAACCACGACCATTGCATTGTAGTCCTGCCCGATTGCACGACTTGAATCGACCAAAGCGGCATAAATGTGTCCTTTGATGGGATGCTCGTAAACAGACAATCCATCTTCATTTTCAATAATTGGTGTCTGAAATACCAAAGAAGCAATTTTTGATGCTTTGATCAAAGTTTCTTGAGATCCCAAGAACTCGCACTCATATTCGGATAGCCATTGACGCTCCGAAGTGTTCTTGATCGTGGTCTCCTTGAATTTATCATCACGACCAGGAACTTGCCACCAATGCGCCTCTACTGGAACAAACTCAGACTTTTTGTTCTTGGCATTCTGCCACATCTTGTAGAACAGATTCAATCCATTTGGTGTGCTGACGATGACTGTCTTAGATGTCTTTCCTGAAGTAATTGTTGGATATACCGATGTGAAGAACTCTTCGGCAATCTGCTCAGGAACGAATGCAAACTCATCCAACATCAGGAAGTTGTAAGAAGAACCACGGACGGCACTAGAAGATGTGGAAGAGCAGATAACCTTAGACCCGTTTTCCAAGGTGATGCTTGTCTTATTCCATTCCACAATTCCCTGCTGCAACCACTTAGGCAGATTCTCATAGGCGACCTTGAACCTGTCCATGATTTCGGTCGCTGTTTTTAGTTTGTTTGCGAGAATAGCAGATTTGTAATTTGGATTGAACAATACCAAATGAAGGATGCAAGCCACCAATGTCGCTGTCTTTCCACTCTGACGGGGTATCTTGCAAATCGTAAATCGATTGTCAAATACTGAACGAGCAATTTCTCTCTGAAAGTCATACAACCTAAAGGGCATCAAACCTTCGTCAATCGTCACAACCTTGATGTATGTCTCAATGAAATAAATCGGGTCTTCGGAGCATTTGATGTACTCCTCTAACTGTTCTTTTGTGAATTCTTGTTTTACATATGCACCCTTGAGCAACGGATTGCCCAAGTATGTTTCATGATCATTGTTCATCTATAATTTCGCCTCTATCAATAGCCTTGCGTTGCTCCCGAATCATTTTTTGCAAATCTGCTGTGCTGCCGACATATATTGAATTGTTAGTTACATTTGTTGTCTTGCCCTTTTCTTCTTTCTTAATGTCCTTCATGCGGCGGTGCAAGTCCATCAATTTATTATTTGCTTCTAAAGAAGACTGAATCAACTGTGCGACAACTTCATATGCACGGGGCTGTTGGCTATCTTGCGCCAACTCTATGATGCCCTCAATCGCCTCTTGCGATTTTTCAATGATGCATTTTAGGTTCTTTCGAACCTCGGTATAATCTTTGTCCGCATCTTGCGCCGAATAGTCCTGACTCGGTTTGTCTTCCACGGGAACGATTTCTTTTGTTGTTTCCGTGGGCGGATCAATCCCAAGAGACTTTGCAATATTCATATCAACTTCACTCATTTTTTACCTCATTTACCAAGCGTTCGGCGGATACTCACGAATAACAACATTCGCATGAGTTGCGCCTGTAAATCCTGCCGTCAAGGATGGCGAATAACTTCCTGCCGTAATTCCGTCCGCTGCTGTAACACCAATGTCTGCATACTTCTTGATGCTGTTAGTCGGTTTACCGTAATCGTCAGTATCAAAGATGTTGATATCTGTTTGAGTAATGACGGGCTGATTCTTTACTGGTCCATAGAGATACAGTTTTGCGATGAACTGTATGGATGCAGTATTGATTTTTCTTGTGGAATAGTCACCATAAGACCCATCATCCCCCTCAGTCATTGTCAACGATGAAACAACTATTGGAATGTCAACATCTGTGTCAATTCCATCAATTGCTTTAATCGTAAAGACATACTCCGGAGTGAAATAAGGAAGAATCTGCTCTATGATTTGAAGGCAATCTTCAGTCCCTTTTGTCATGATGCCAACATTCATTGTCATGTTGTAAGGAACTCTCTCAAACCTTCTCTTCAATATTCCACGATCAGCAGAGTTATATGCAACAGTCTGCTGAATACTGTTCAGTTTTCTTGACGAGTCATATTGCATAGAACTAATTTCAAAAGACATTCTTGGCAAATAAGTCTCAAGTCTTACTTTTTGCTGATCGAAATCTGTTCCTATGCGCTCCAAGCGGCGGATGAATTTTTGTTGTGGACCATATGCAAGCGGAACCTTGATTCTTTCAAGTTCATTGCCACTTGCATCATTTCGATGTAAATAGATGTTGTTGAAAAGCGATGCAAATCCAACAACAACCTTTCGAATCGTGCCATGGTAGAAGTGTTCAAGCATTTATCATGGATCTCCGAAAGGATTGCTCTCATCGAAATTGAAAATCGAGTCTGCCTCGGTTTCAATTTCCTCATTTTTTGCTTCGTCTAGTATGCCCATGCTATCGGTCTTGGAAGAAATTGGGGCATAGAGATTTACTCCTGCCTTGGCGATGTAGGCGGTTCCTCCCGCTGCCGTTTCTTCGATCCAAGTACCAACAACATTGGATAGAGATATTGTGTTTGGATTGCCGTAAGCGTCATATGCGTGGACCACCGCCCTTGCAGATGCCCCCGCAGTTGACCCCGTAACCGATCCATTCGAGTATTGATAAACGCTGTCGCCTTTTGCAAAAGATCCTGTTCCATAGGTGGCTCCTATAGTGAGATTGACTTTGAAACCAGTTTCATCATTAACGGCATCAAGTTCTTCCACGCCCGTATTGAACTCCTCTTCGGAGTACTGGAACAATTCGCATGTCAATTGATATGAGTAGAGTTTGCCCAACGAATAAAATGGATTCTCATGCTCAACAAACTTGACCTCAAAGAGTCCTTTGCTCAACGGAAGATAGAGCAAATCGCCCTCCAAGGGTCTTGCCATGTCGGTCTCTCTCTTGAAACGCTTTTTGGACACCGTGAATTTCACGCTGTCTCGTATTTCAAAACCAAACTTCGTGAATGTATCACCGCCTTCAAATGCGGTTGTGGTGTCCATATACATCTCAATCATCTTGAATGTATTGAACCTAGAATACTTCGATTCCCCAAACAGATCATCTTTCTGAACCAGATCACGGGGAATGTAGTAGATTTCGTGACCATACATCTTGATCGCTTCAACGGTCAAATCCTCCATGAGATTTTGCTCAGGGAGGTATGTTTTGTTGTTGACCCGAATGTATGGATTTAGTGCCATTTAACTCCTATTACCCCATGATGAAATCTACGGGCAATTCGCCCTTCAGGATGATTTCTTTCTCAATGTCTTCTTTTTGTTGCCACGAATCCTTCATCATCGACTGCCCGTCAAGAGTGATATCGCCAGGCAACTTGATGCCGTTGTACTTCGAAAGATTCACTCCCCATTGCCAACGAATCAAAGCAACCAAATACTTTTTGAGCAAGCGGTCGTTGTAAACTTCAGGATATACCCGAGGATCAAGAATACGATATGCCTCAATGATCAGATACTGACCGGCAGAAAGTTGTCTTTTATCAGAATCCAAGTACAACTTATTTGCCACACGATTAAAACGAATGCTCTTATCTGGCGACAAAAACTGACGCAACAACTGTAGATACTGCTGTGTCATGTCGTACTGAACAAGATCAATTGTTCCGAATGTATACATGTCATTCAATGCATATTGATAACGGACATCAAACATTCCGACCGACTGTTGTGTGAATGGGAAGATGCGGGTGACGCTGACGATCAGATTCTGTAGAAGGACATTCTCGGGGCATTCGGGATCTTGGCTTGTTTGAATAGCCTCTGAATCCTGGAATCCAGAACCGTCTGCGGTTTCAGACTGTACATTATCTGCTGTAAAAGAAATATATCCGTTATTGATGTCCGTTTGGGACAATTTGTACTTCAGGTATACCTTTTCAACACCATCAAAGTGGTATTCAGAGAAAAACTGGAGAGCATCATTCACACGATCCTCTACTTGCTCTTCTGATATGTTAATTTCCAGTACGGGGTGTCCGTTTGCTCGTAGAGCGTACTCTTTTAACTCGCTTCGGCTTGATATCATCCCGCTGCTGCAATTCGACATTTGGTTGTTCCTCCACGGGATATTTAGCCTTTTCAGTCGATTCGGAGGCAGCAATTACATCCTTTACTGCAT